TCTACGCACACTTGAGAAATCCTTAATTATCCACAAAATATATCAGCGGAATTAATTTTTTTATTTTTTTTCTTTATTTTTTAAGTCATTGAATTTTTAATATTTGTTCACATATAAATGATTGCTTTCGTCCAAAAAGATTTAGAACGCTACGCAAAGAATGATGGTCTTAGTTTCCCCAGAGTAATCGGTATTTCTATGAAAGCCGTAGAAGCTATTAGTGCACAAGTGCCAAGGTCAAGTGAAATGAAATTAAAAAATTGCCTTGACCTTATTCCCAATGTCATAACCATTGCTGTAGAAATGAATATTATTACTCCTTTGCAAGCTGATGGTTTACGTAAATACATTGGAATGTCGGTTGATATTATCGAATTGTGTATTGATATCTCAAAAAACCCAGCGGTGATTCAAGCTGAACAAGCTATTAAGGCTTGTTGTGTTTCATTAAAAAGTAAATGTAAAAAATAAAAAGGCATTCATAAAAATGCTTTTTTATTTTAAATTACAAATTCAACGGTTGTGAATTATTGTAAACGGGATGCTAATGTTTGTCGTGATACTCGGGAACCTCCTTCAACAGCTGCGACTTTTTTGGAACGAAGGTGTCTCAGATTCGATTTAAGGTCATTCAAGAAGCCTCCGCCATAAATTTCTTTAGTGTCAAAGTAGTTCAACATTTTGGATTCTGATTGAGCGTGAGAGTTGAGAATGTCTGTGGAGTTCAATACACCAATCAAGCAGGAGGCTTGACCGTTGAACAATGTGAAGATACCGGCTGAGACGGCAACTACGTACATTGTGCAGTTACTGGTGACCTTGGAGGGATTTTCCCAGGTGGCTGAGACTTGTAATGTGATTTGGTCCAATTTTCCGGGGGCACTTATGGAATCAAGTCCGAGGTCGATGGGGTCAATGGCAATAACTGAACCAGTTCCGTAGAAAACGGTGGAGGCGGTTAATTGACCTGCAGCTGCGACAATGGCGGACTGTTGGGCAACTCCGGACCAATCGGCATAACTTAATGTACAACCTGCGCGAACACAAATGTCGTATAACTGTTGTTTTGAGGCACTGGCCAATAATCCTGAACGATTACCCCATTGTAAAGTTAATGCGGAACCTGCGGATTGAGACAAACGGTAAAAGGCATCTGGGGCGTAGGGATTCTTTTGCATTTGAGTGTTATTTGCACGACAAAAGACATAAAGTTTGGTTGGAATTGAATTCAATTGAACGTTGGTTGAGTTAATTGTGATTGAATTTCCCAAATTCTTGACAATGGTCGTTTCATCGGTAGGATAACGTTCAATGTTAAAGTAAGGATAGTTCAACACTTGTTGCATTGCGTTACCTCTGTCCACTAATTGGGGTGTTATGTATTGGAACAATAAGGCTGGTACGGATTCGGACCAACTAAAGGAAGCAGGTTGGAAATCAACTGAACAAGCTAATGTTAATGCACGAGCGGCTTCATCATCGGTTGAGTAAAGACCCACTGCATCAATTGCAATCATTCTGTTGGCGCTGTTTCCGTTAAAGTTAAATGTAAAGTCCATGGTTTTAAGACCGTAGAACCCTGCATCATTTCCGGAATCTGCGCCCCAGTAGAGAGGTGAGAGGAAGAGGGGTTCGCAGGAAACGAAATCTACGTATTGCACTTCGGTGTCGTTACCGGCTGTAATGGCATTGCTGCTGGAATATAATTTCCAAGGGCAACCTTTTCCTGGCATACCTGCTTGAACGGAACCGGGATTGGTCATTCCTGAACGTTCACTGGATAATATTTGGTAGAATGATTGGGCTTGATTTACTGGATAACTGGCACATTTACTGTAATCAATTGCTCTCAATTTGTTGCAAGTGTTGTAGCATTCCAATGCACTAATCATATCTCCAATGTTGATACTCATCGACTGATTGTTCAAAGTCATTTGAATTGTTTCCATAGCCTTTTGTAAGGGAAAGGAACGAATTGCAAATTTGTTTTGCGCTAAGACGTAAACACCATCGTTTACTCCTGATGCAATGGCGGGAATGGTTACTCGCACAGGCATACGCAAATGAATTCTACGATCTACGTAGAGATTTGAACTGGGTGGAGGACAATGAAAGGTTACGCTACTGGAGCTTATGGATGTGGTTGTGTAAATCTTGTACAAGACTTGCTCACCCCCTTTCAACACAGGGAAGATACGCTCTTGTTGAAGAATTCTGGGATCATGGACCGTGACAGGTTGGACGCGTTGAATAGCTAATGACATTCTTTAGTTTTAAATTAATGCATACAAATTAAATTTTGTATATGTTAATTTATTTTTTAAATTAAAGGTAGGGCATCTTTTTACTAAAAAATCCTAACTTGCAAATGATTGTGTCGCCTTTACTTACTGGAATCGAATATCTATTATTCAATGAATCTAACCATTCGAATTTCAAACTTATTCTATTCAATGGTAATGTGGATTCCATGTCGGATATTTGATACAAATTTGGTGCATATACTAAAACTGACCTTTGAGCCCCCACATTATTGTCAAAATCCAAGGATACGTCTACCAATACTTTCTCGGTATTCGATAAACCCCCTGTGTTTTCCTGACCATAAGGTGCAGCAAAGTAATCGGCGGCTATTGGAATCGAGGTGGTTGTACATAAGATTCGTTGTGCACTGTTAAACGCGTCTGACGTAGGGTAATCTTGATTTAATACTACGTTACCAGCGACAGTGTTTGTTTCTTGTGCCAATGTATCTTCCAATATAAAAGTTGTACCAACCTTAATTGTATTAAAATTATTGACTAAATTGTCAAAGGCCTCATTCCAACAAACTGACCAACCGTCCAATGCGGAACCTGTAGTGTTACCTGCGAATGCTGTAGGAACTCTCCATCGAAATGTGTGTTTGTCGTCATCGTAACTAAATTCAGGTGGTCCTGTAGGATTTGCGGGGGTGGCTACATTTATATATACATCTTGAATGGCGTCATTTACAATATTCACAAAGTGTTCATACGAATAACAATAGTAAAAGGGTGTGACTACTTGTGTGGCTTTGTCTTGAACCGGCAAGACTAATCCTAATTCTTGAGGAACCCAGCGCAATGGAATGGTGTTACCAGTGACGGCAACACTTAAACCAGCGGCAATCTGTGCTTGAGTTAAATTGTGACATAATCCAACCTGTAAAGTACTCAAGTCGCGATAAGCTTGATTGGGTTCAATGGGAAATACAAATAGCGGTAAGTTTTGTAATGGTAAACTGAAACTAACAACACTTACAGTGTGTTCTCCAGCGTTTTGGAGAATACTGCGGTCGTAGGTCCAATCGAATTCTGCCGTTTTGTTGGCTGCACCCGTGGGGTTATTGATTGTAACATTTACATAACGAATCAATGGATTTCCAGAATAAGGGGCTGCTCCTCGAGTTAACATTTATAGTTATTCTTAGATTTTATTTTAAATTAAAGGTTGTCATTATTGTTACAATTTCGTCATTGTGTTTCGCTTTCTTATCAAAAAGCTTAACAAACTCGGTCAAAGGTAAATGACGCATGGCTACTCGACAGGCCACCCAGCGACCGCACGTTGATATGTTTTTGCCCATCTTTTGAAACTTGTGTTGATTATAGGTAATGTCAATGTGAGGGGGAGCGTTGTATAACAAGTCGGTTAAATAGGGATAATTCATATTGAGTTTCTTTCGCATCTCGGGACTCGTCCAGTGTAATTCTGAATCTGGTAACCCTGAATATGGGTCGAAAAATTCGATTGTGTACTTGTCTTGACGAAACACGGCACACCAATGACCGTAATTAGGGGTCTGTTGGTAAAGCAAAAAAACTGCGCCGTGTGGGGCTAATAGTTCCGATATACTTCCGTATTTATAGAGGTCACTATATAACACCACCTTTGCTTTATTATCCACTAAATTCATTAACTCAGTGTCATCCAATGCTTTGGCCTTTCCTTTTTGAACTGCCGCTGAACCAATTGATAATTCCATTTATTATAGGTTGTCATTTTATTTCTTATATGTCGATTTTGCTAATTTTAATGATTCGAAAAATGTTTTATTATGTGCCTTTGCATATGCCTTGACATGATCACCCCATTTCGATGAACGACGTTTTCCTCCAAAGAATTCACCTACTGTTACTTTACCACCTTTACCTGCGTAACCCGAGGGCCCTGTTGAACCTGACGGTTGAGGGGGTGCTGCGGGTGCTGCGGGTTGGGCTGCGTCGGCGGGGGCAAGAACGTGATTACTATTTTTAAATTCGTCGGGTGTTATGTATATGTATTGTTCTGATTTTTCATATGCGTCTTTGTCTGCCGCCCATTTATCTGCTGCTTCTTTGTCTGCTATTAATTCGTTGTAATGTGGTCCCGATTTGTATAAACCTTCATCGGCTGCTGATGGAATTTCATATCTATCTAATTGAATGGGATAGTCGTGATGTTTTGGATTTGGTTTCGGAATGGAATATGTTTTTGGAGAGGGATTCTTTACTTGGATTGTGTGAGTGACGTTGGGACCCGGTAGTTTCGGACCTGGTTTTGAACCAAACAACGCATCTTTTAGTTCTCCTACTTTTTTAGTTGTTGTCTTATATAATTCGGCAATAGCTTCCAAAGTGCCGGGTTCGGTTAAACTGAGTCCATATTTTGCTGCTGTGAGTAAAAATGCCGCAATGGTAACAAATTTAGACATTTTCGACAATGCAGAGGTTTGCCTGGCGACTACAGGTGCTATTGCGGCGACGGCTTGAGCTGCTTGAGCTGATTGAATCCCACCTTGTCGTAATACTTCTGCGTAGACCTGAGGATTGTGTTGTTGCAATTCTGCGGCTAATTGTGGTAATAAAACTGTGTGAGCGCCCAATCGATGTAATGCATTTATAATCTTTTCTGCCGTCACCGCTGCAGCGATAATTGCACCAGTTTGTAGTATTTTTGATCTACCCATTTGAACAACATTTGCCATATTTTATATTTATTCATAGATTATAATATGTAAGCACCGTGTTCATATAGTATCGCCATTGGGTAAGTTCGGGTTATTGTGACGGAACGACTCGGTAATTTTAATATGACATCAATGTCCTTTTTGTCTAACCCAAAATAGGTTTTGAGGACATAGGTGATTTGATACACGGAACTACCGTGGGGAAAGATGACCAGATTCTGAAGCTCATTCAACACTACTCGACCAAAGCTTTTCTCATTCGGTAGTATCAAATGGGATGTCAAAATTAAACTTAAATTTAATTTGCGTCCTACTTCCATTACATCCTTGATTAAATGAAACACTTCTTCTTTGATTTGTTTGTTGTGTATTGTGCCTATATCGTCAAATATTAATAAACTCCCAGACTCAATGTCGGATTCAATCAATATCGGCTCATTTACTAATGTTAAATCTAATTTGACTTGTTTCGGTTTAATCTTGCTGTAGGCGGGGTCATCCTCCCAACTTGTACGACTGAAAAAATATATTTGTTTTTTCGGATGCAATTTGCGATAGATTTTGGCCAAGTTGGCGGCATACGTTGATTTACCACTTCCAGACATCCCAGCTATGTACCACACGCTGCGTTGGTCTGGGTCCATTATGGGTTCTAAGGTGTTGGATTTTAAATCTACTCGTGCATAGTGGTCTCCAGAGGCTTTATTGTCGGATTGTAAGTAAATAATATTATCCTTATATTTACCAGTTGTAATTTTGGCAATCGGTCGTCCGTCGGTGAATGATAATGACATTTATTTTATATATATATTTTATTATAGGCACTCCGCATGCGCTCATGCATTGTGAATATAACATTCCTATTAGGATAAATGATTTCAGAAGAAGAAAATTTAGTGAAAATATTATTTGACGGTGAAGAAAATAAATTCGATTGGAACGAGTGGAGAACCACTGCTACGACATTGGTGGATGAAACTGAGCCGGTTGATTCTACAGAATCTGAATCTGAATCAAGTGAACCTTGTGATTCACCAGTAGATACAGGTGGTGCCAGTGCTGCAAGGGCTGCGCCGCGATTGATTCGCTACAAGGTTGTTAATTATGCTAATCCTG